GCAATGCTTTCAACAACAAGATCTTCAATAAGATTTTGTTCTGCAGCATTGGTAAAGTTATTGAAGTATGGATTTGGCATATACCCGTTATCCCACCATCATATCTGGGGGAAGTGAGAACGAATCGAGCATCTTAGATTCTAGATCAAGTATTTCTCTTTCAGCTTCTTCCTTAATCTGCTGTCCATTAAACTGGACTCCGCCAGGAAGAGAAAGACCAGTGAACTTGCTGAGGTTTGATCCCCACTGATATTTAATCTTTGCTGATGTATATTGCTGGAGCCATCTGTCACCCCAGACATCAGCATAGGTGTTTGGGTCAATAAGTGCACTACATTCTACAACAATCCAGGATCCTTCACTCAATCTATCCCATTCCGTGTCAATATAAAGTCTATTTTCATGACGGTTGAATCTGATTCTTTGCTGGCCAACGAACAGTTCTTGGATAAGAGCAAGATGTTCCATTGCCATGTAATAAGGAACAAGCTGGAGTGAAGTGAGAGTCCAGATCTCGTTCATGGCGATCTGATACTGGATGTTAAAGATGTTTGATGATTGGAAAGCACTACCAATAGGAAGAACTCTAGTAACACCAATTACACTAGAAGGAATAGGAATGTACTGGTCAGACTTCATCTGGGAAGTTACCTGAACCTTATAATATGTTTTCTGTGCACCATCGAAGTGATAATCTTGGAAGTATTTCAAAGCTTCGTCGATACGATCTTCAACCTGTTCATCAGATACGTTAATGTCGATTACAGGTTTCCCAAGTTTTCTGAGACAAAACTCTTTAAATTCTTCTCTTGTAACTGGTACAGCCATGAAAATCCTCCAATTATTCTATTATTTATTTATATGAAATTGGGAATGTTACACCAACAACAAATTGAGAATTAGAGCGTCGCGCCATCTAGATAAAATGGTTAACAGTAGCAGACAAAAGAAAAGAGTCAAGTTGTATTGACGTTGGGCCGTGTCTTATTTCAATCCCGAGCGTGCCACTACCACTACTAGCGAAGCCTGTTCTAAAAGTCCACGACCTATTAACAGTAAATTCTAACCAGGTTTCCGTTGTTCCAATCCAAGTTCCACCAGTAGCATCAGCAACTTCAGCTTTTATTTGTATATCAGCTGCATCTGGAGCTCCTGGTCTGTCCCAGATCGCGTCTCCAATGAGTAAATCTTCGGTATCATAAATTTTTAACAGGCCATCAGTTTGAAAGAAAAACTGTGCCCTACCTCTGACAGTTCCTGTTGCATCCGAGTATGTGTGATCACCACCATAACCACCATTATTCATTGTAGAATAAAATCTTCTCCAGGCACCTCCAGATGTTCTATAGAAAGCATTTCCATTTACAGAACTAAGTTGATTAAATGATGATGAGGTGTTAGCAACATAAAGATTTGTTGCGTTTGCTGACCAATCGCCGCTTCTATATCCTCTAATATTATATAAAAATTGTGATGCCATTATGTTGCATAAATCCAGATACTACCAGCAGGTTGAGATCCTGGGTTTCCAGTTTGAACGAAAATAAGAGCCCCAGATGTTCCTTGAATACCTTGAGATCCAGTAAATCCTATATTACCTTGTGATCCAGTGAATCCGACGCCTTGGATACCTTGCGACCCCGTAAATCCGACACCTTGGATACCTTGAGATCCTGTAAATCCTATAATACCTTGAGACCCAGTGAAGCCTATAATACCTTGAGATCCCGTAAATCCTGTAATACCTTGAGATCCCGTAAATCCTATAATACCTTGAGACCCAGTAAATCCTGTAACACCAGCACCTTGAGACCCTGTGAAACCAACGCCTTGTGCACCCTGTGATCCAGTGAAGCCTATGTTTCCTTGAGATCCCGTAAATCCGACGCCAGGAATACCTTGTGAGCCCGTAAATCCAACCCCTTGTGCTCCTTGTGACCCCGTAAATCCAACTCCTTGGATACCTTGTGACCCTGTGAATCCAACTCCTTGAATGCCTTGTGATCCAGTAAATCCAACGCCTTGGATACCTTGGGATCCCGTAAATCCGACACCTTGGATACCTTGGGATCCCGTAAATCCGACACCTTGGATACCCTGAGATCCAGTGAATCCAACTCCTTGGATACCTTGAGACCCAGTGAAGCCTATAATACCTTGAGATCCCGTAAATCCTGTAACACCAGCACCCTGTGATCCAGTGAATCCTATAATACCTTGGGATCCCGTAAATCCAACGCCTTGAATGCCCTGAGATCCTGTGAATCCAGCACCTTGAATGCCTTGTGATCCAGTGAATCCAATTGGGCCTTGCACACCTGGGTCCCAAACAACACTAGATGCTTCAGCTTTTAAGAATCGACCAACGTTTGCTCCTTGTGTGTTTGGAAGAAGAGCAATAATTGCAGCATTTGCATTAGCAGCACCAGTTCCACCACGAGAAATTGCAAGAGTTCCGTCTGATATCGAAGAAGCGTTTACATATACACCAGTTGTATTTGAGAACAACCCATTTTGAATAGGAACAACAAGACCAATATTACCAGAAACTCCTGAGCCGTTTGTAACAACAATAGTATTTGATCCAATGATTGTTCTTACTGCTCCAGTTGCATTTCCAGTTTTAACGATAATACCAGCATTTGCAGCATCAAGTCCAAATACAGTATCGGCGTTATTTGATGTTGATGCGAAACCACCTGTCAGGTCAAGTGATTCGGCAAAGATTCTTACTCTCTTGTCAGAAGCTCCGATTGTCAACGTACCGTTTGAGGTTGTTGTGATATTAGCGCCGAAAGTAGTTGTTCCGTTTAGGGTTACGTTAGCACCAAAGGTAGCAACGTTGCTAACTGTTACGTTTCCACTAATTGTGGTTTGTGTTGTCAGTTCGGCATTACCACCCGCAACCTGTAAACCTTTATCTGCTTTAAACCTCTGATCGGCCATTTAAGTATCCTATCTTAAAAGCTGTGCTGCTAGTTTAACAGAACTGTTTGGCTGTGTCTGTGAAATAAACAACTCAACGTTAGCATTATTTAGGTTTGCAGTAAATGAAGCAAGCAACGGAGAAGAGTTTCCACTGGGTGGAGAGCTAACAGTACCATAAACCGTCAATTCAGCAGAAGTATTATTCTGGGCTAACATGATCTTAGAAATCTGGGTGTTCGAACCTTTCTTAATCTGGACAGTAAACTCACCAGTAGAGAAAACCGTCTTATCAAATCTGTAAATGAGAATATTGCTTCCTGTACCAGCACCAATGTCGGCGTTTGCAGAAACGTCCACAACCAGATCAGTCTTTAATACAAGATTTCCGTTTGAGACTACGTTGCCAGTTACGGTTAACATACCAGTGCTGTTTACGTTACCCGTAACGTTGGCTGCTCCAGAGATAGTAGCGTTGCCGCTTAATGCTAGAGTAATACCAGAAAGAGAACCGACAACTGCAACCGAAGATGAATTGATAACAGCGTTAATTGAGCTATTTCCAACAAGGATGGTAGTTGTGTTGGCAATAACGTTAGCCCCAACAGAAACCTGTGATTGATTGGCTACAACGATACCAGCTGTTAGGCCAAGTCTTGTTAAAGATGCGCTTACTGTTGAGTTCGAAACGTAAAGACCACTTGAGTTTGAGATGGCATTTACTGTTGCGGAAGAACGAATCAGTATGGTTTCGTTACTTATTGATGTGTTTGTGGCATTGTTACTAAAAGAAGCGCCAAGTGATGTGATTACTGAGACACTTGTGGAGTTACCAACAGTTAAATCAGGAGCAGGATTAGCCGCTGCTGAATATACGTTTGTGTTCGAAGCTAAGTTTGCAACGCCAGTAACGTTAAGGGTATTTGATAGAGTAGTAGCACCCGTCACAGCCAAGGTATTTGATAGGGTGGTCGCGCCTGTTACTCCAACTGTATTAGATAGAGTGGCAGCACCCGTAACAGCAATTGTGTTAGATAAGGTTGCTGCTCCTGTTACCAAAAGTGTGCCGTTTGTTGAAATTCCTGTAATAGAAATAACGGTACTCTTTGTGCTGTTTGCAATTGAAACAGTTGAGTTATTTGATGTGGTGTTTACCGAAGAGTTTCCAACAAGAATAGTAGTTGTGTTTGCAACAACGTTTGCACCGATTGAAATTACTGTCTGGTTAGCTACAACGTTACCTGCAGTTAAACCAACAGGGGTAATTGATACGTTTGATGTAGAATTGACAAGAGCAATCGCAGATGCGTTTACAGTGGTATTTCCAGAAGCATTCTTGACCGAAAGCGTCTCGGTTGAAATGGTGGCATTTGCAGTTCCATTACTGAACGAAGCGCCAACGCTATTTACTGTTGATATAGATGTGCTGTTACCAATTTTCAATAATGAAGTTGCAGCTGCAGCTACATAAACATCTACGTTTGATGTAATTGTTAGTGTTCCATTTGACGATACGTTACCGCCCCTAAGACCAGTAGTGGCAACAATTGTGTTTGCCCCGAAAGTTCCGTAAAGTTGGGCGATCTTAGAAACGGTTGAGTTGCCTGTGCTGGCAATAGAAACGTTAGCTGTGATGGCATCATTGGTAATAATCCTAGCCATAGCATTATGGCGGATAACTAACGATTCCCAGGTATCAACCAGAACGTTTACGTTACTTATTGGAAAGGCCAATGATTTTCTCCGAAATAGTGTTCAGTTTTTCGTTGATATTAAGAATAGCAGTTTCTATATCGTTAATTCTCTGCTCAATATCTTTAATTTTTTTTCTTTCGTTTCTTTTTTTTATATATTCAGCAAATTCTGTTCTGTTTGAATCTATCAATCCACCATTTGTATCTCTAATATACGTCATATTTATGCGCTAACTCCAACAGCTTGAAGTTGATCAACTTTTGGAATTTTATATGTAGAATCAGATAACAACACAATCTTGATCTGCATTGTATTGAATGTATCAAATTCTGTCTTAGATGCTGTATAATATCTTGATACGTTATCATTAGCGATGTTGTTGAATGCAATATTCTTGTATTTCAACTTATCAATTCCAACTGATACTGCAGGTTGGCCAAGGCCACCAACAATATCGGTATTTCTGATTTGTTTGTTGAGTGTTACAGTTGTTGAGTTAGAAGAAAGAACAACCGCAACTTCGTGGTTTGTATCGGAGAAACCAGGTTTATAAATTCTGACAACATCATTCTCTTGAAGATTTGCTACCAAACTGGATGATGTAAAAATAATTGCATTGCCAAACTCAGCTGTATTAGTTTCACCCAAATTTTGCAGAACATCTGGATATTGGGGAAGTTTGTATGAATATTCAATCATATCCGTTTCGTTGCCCATAATAGAATATCTATCTGAATTCTGAACAAGAGCAAGCGGAGTCCAAGATTTATTATCAAAGCTATCAACATCTGATGTGTTATGCAGTTTAGCATAAACCTTGATCTGAGTTCCAAAGGGTCTATAAGCTGTCAAGAAAACTTTGATATCTTCAGCATACAAACCATCATTGAAACTAATTTTCTTTGAAATATATTTTGTAGAAGCTAGACCATTTCTATCAATCTCGGTATCATAATCGGTGATTGTGTATGTGTAAGATGCATTTGATGGAGAGACGTATGTTCTGTTCTCTGTGGTGTTATTATTGATATTATTTCTTTTGACAATAAAATCTAGATTGTCACAATCAATTACGGGAGCAGAGAAAGAATCTGCTGCTAATGCTACTAGATCAATCTTAGCCACTGCGGATTTTTTCTCATCTCCATACAGAGAAGATCCAACAACCTCAAGTGATTTAGAAAGAACATAAGAGTTCTGAGATGGTCTGTTAATATCATTGAGAGAAAATTGGGTAAAATCACCAACGATGGTATTGGCCTCTGAAGCAACTTTGTAACTTAATCCAATTGTCCCAGTTGATGGATTATTGATGAGTAGTTTTGGACAGAAAGCATCTAATTTAAATCTGTCAACCGAAACAACGTTTGCTGTCGCGCTCGAGCGAGAACCAACTAATGTATCTGATGCATCGAACTTAAATGTAGAATTTGCGGCGTTAGACTCATCTAGATATAGATATCCGTCTACCTTAGAAAACGTAGTCACTCTTCCGCAAACAGGTGCTTTGTATTTACCAGCACCACTAAAGTTTGGAATTCTATCGACATACAATGCCGTATTAGAAACAATACTTGTTACAACAAATTCACCATTTGATGTTCCGTTATTTAAGATAATTTTCTGTCTTTCGTAAAGACTATCAAATAGTGTTCCGTCACCGAGAATATAATTGTTGGTTGATGATATTGTTACGTTTCCAGTAGCGTTTGCTGTTTGTTTATAAACAAGTTCGCCTGGAATAAACCCTCCAGAAATATTGTTAACTGTTAAAAATTCATAATCTTTGTTTACAATATAAACTGTTGTGTTTGATGCTGTAAATTTAGCTGCTTTGATAGAGAATTTTAAATCTCTATCAGAAGATCTAATTGCATCAACACCATCTGTTACTGATCTATAAAGAAAGCCATCGGTTGTTGACTGGGAACCTGGAGAGATAACCTGAGTAATACCAGTTTCTCCGACGACGTTTTCGCCTCTTACGTTTTCCCACAATATAAATCCCGAATCCTGGAATTTTACAACAATTCCATAATACGAATCTGTCTTAATGGCAATAGGATTTGGGAAAGCGAATGTTGTGGAAGCTCTTGCGTTTGATGATGCCGAAATAGAATCCCAATCAACAAATATTGTTGAGTTGATCAATCTATTTTCTGGTAAAGGAATTCCATTCTCAACAAGACAAAGCCACATGGTTACTTGTGGTTTAAATGCTCCAGACACGTTGGCATCAAAATATGGCTTTGATTTAAAGAAAAGATCAACTGACGTAAGCATAATTTCTGATACACCAGAAACAGCTTCTTTATCAGCATAAAAGGTTTGAATATAGTTATATTGTGCCATTCTTTTTTCTCTTATTTTACACAGAATATTTAGTAAAGATATCTGCCATATTAAAATACATTACATATTAAACGAAATTAGCATCAGCTACTAAACGAGGTGCTCTAAACTCAGTATTCAAACCAGAATCGAAACCTCCAGTTTCTTGTGTTATATTAAGCCATGGCGCAACATTCAGAACACCATATGCATAAGAACTAAAATCAGCAGATGAAATTGTTAGCGATTTATCGCCTGGAGTTAGCCCTGATCTAACTCGCTGGTCGGCGAATTCTGTTGTTACTGTTGTCCAATCAATGAAATAATCATTATAAAACTCAAACTGGATAGTGCCATTTTCATCACTCAACAAACCAGTTGTATTGGTTGTTGTTGTTCTTAGCTGCACACATTTTGATGTTGCGTCGACGCCATCAAAGGTAAAGTTGTGATATGTATTTGGCTTTAAGCCAACAACGTTGATTACATGTATGTAACCAGAGGTCCACCAGTATGTTGAATTAAGGTTATTTTGTAACTGTTGAGAACCAAATATACTTGTCCAAATTTGTTGGTTATTTGGATCAGAGATATTTGATCCACCAATTCCAATTCTATTTGGTGTGATGCTAATAACTTCTCCAATATATGTATATTGGTCTGGATTTACAGAAATAACTGTTGTTCTGTTTGATACCGAATCAGTTGGATAGAAAATCTTAAATGAGTATTTTCCATAAACACCATTATTTGTTGTAATTGGTCCCTTGTAAACTCTAACTTTGTAGTAGATTCCACCAGTTGGGTCATGTGTGAAGAGAATCTTATGATGATCTCTGAACCAATAAACTGTAGTATCAGGAACGAAGGAAGTATATCTAAACGTCACACCTGGCTTATAATATCCAGCCCCATCGAGAAGTGTTGAGATACCTTTAATGTTAATGTCAGCCTGGGTAATACCTGTTCCTGAGTTTGAGTTTATTATCTCAACAAATGGACCATCTAGCGATTGAGATTGAAACACAGCAATAGCATTTTGTCTTGCTCTATGATTCATATAGATCTCAACAGGACCTGAAGTTGCTGACATAACGAAATCCCAATCTTCGTATACCTGGGCTGTTCTGCTCCAAGATAGATTCTTGTTGTTTTTGATCTCAGAAGTAATCTGTTGAACAACTGTGGGTACGGGTGGTTCTGGTGGATCGGGTGGTAGTGGTTCGTCTGGATTTGGTGGTAGTGGTTCTACAATAACTGGTAGAAATTCAGTCGCATCAGTTTGCCTAAACACAGTAACTTCTTGGTATGGTATTGAAGAAATAGAACGTCCTGAGTTTGGTGATGATTCGTGTCTAAACTCAAGAATATCCTCAACCATGTCAGCAGTCAACATATCGTCTTCGATAATTGAGCTAAATTCTGGATCCAACACCTCAGAATAGTTATAACTTGTGAATGGATCAACAAAGAATCCAATTTTCCAACGGTCTGTTCCTGGATCAACCGAAGATGGAATATATCTTGTCTTTGCCACAACTTCAGAAAGCGTATAAGAAACATAATATTCTAGAGAAGTAATTCTGTTCTCAAGACCAGCAATATCATTCATGGTGTAGTTTCTTACTTGCAGAATCTCTCTTTGTTTTTCGTCAATTGGAGCTCCAATAGTATATTCAAAGATTCTCTTAGAACCCTTTCCATTGTAAACCTGAGTGTCAGCCAGTTTAATGGTTTCTTGACTGAGGTTCTTTGGAAGTGATGGATATGGAGGAATCTCCAACAGCTGTAGAGTGATAGAATCATTTGGTGGTGGTGGAGCTTCTGCTTTACCATCATAACCATCAATGACTTTAATATTTCCATTTATATCAACCACAACTCTATCGGTTCTTCCGAGATAGTAACTGACGTTAGAAGTTAGGTCAGAGTCATTAAGAGGGAATTTCTTCTCAGATGCAGTAAATCTATTTGCATAAGCTGGAACGGTTGGGTTAACAATTGATGTGTTCGAAGCTTGTGAAACAAGAGGAATTGTGTTTGCTGCAGAAGGTCTAAAGTCAAACTGATCTCTAAGATCATAATATCCAACATTTGACGATACATCAGCCGAGGCTGTTGTACCCCAGACTTCAGGGATCTCAAGAGTGTTAATGGATGAGTTACCCAACAAAACGTTGCTATTACTGTCATTAATGGTGTATGAGTTGATTGTCTTTACTCCAGAACCAGAAGGAGTAAATGCATCATATTCAATTAGAAGAACATCATTGCTAGAAAGAACACTGCTGGGGTTTGGTTTTCTTACAAGATGTGAGATGTCTAAGAAATCTTCATTTTGACGATGATCCACATAGAAATCATTTGTTACATCTGTTGTGCCAGAAGTTCCATTGGCAAAGTAAAGTCTTTCGCCAGTGATTGTGTGGTTACCACCACCTGATACTGATGTGATATTAATTACTGTACCGGTATAAACGTCGGCTCTACTTGCGGCTAATTTGATTCCAGAAGAGTTAGATGAAACGACATAATACGTGGTATTGTTTGCAAGTCCACCAATAGCGGCTCCGGAAGTGTTACTATAAACAACTGAATCTCCGTTTGCAAATTGATGAGAAACAGTAATGAAAGCATTGGTGTTTGAAACTCCAGCAGTATCAGAACTAAATGTTAGAGCAACAGAAGCTCCGTTGGCTTTTAGAACCTTTTTGAGCCTAAACACGTCAGGCACTCCAAGAGGCCATGGCCCAAATATATCAGAAGTTGAACTAGGACCACAATTGGCAAGTTTGATTCTTGAGAAAATGCCTCTGTTGATATTTTTTGCTACTGGGTTTACTGCGGATGCTTTAATATTATATGCAGTCATAACATTCATAGTGGTAGCACTGCCTGTTGTAGTAGCAACTGTGTTGCCAATGAACACAGTAATCGAACCGTTACTTTCAACTACAATACTTCTTCCGTCTCTGGTCATCGCCAACGGAACATTGTTGGGGTAATACAAGACACCATTGCCTGCAATTGTAAGAGGAGCATTGGCAGTAAGTGTCAAGAAAGTATTATTAGCAACGTTTAAGATTTTACCAATTGCGTTTGAACTTGCATTGGCTACTTTAATATAATCTCCAGATCTGAAAGCAGTTAAGAACGCAGTTCCTGTTCCATTAACGTTTGCTGTTGTGCTTGTGAAAGAAATGGAACCAGTAGCATTTGCCTGTGCTTGAAAATTACCTAAAGGAATAACCATAAATTCTTTTTTCTGAGAATTTATCAATGTCCCAGAATATGGGAAAGTTTCATCTCCACCTTTTGTGACTGTAAAATAACCAGTGGGTTCACAGACTTTTGAAGTAAAGGTTCTATATGTGTATGTGACATTGTTGGCAGATTTTGTTGCTTTTTGATTTTTAACAAGAAGACCACTTAAATTTGGCCCAACATCGATCAATACTGTTCTTGATGAAGCATCTAGAATAGTGTCGGCGACAGCCGTAACACTATCGGGTATATTATTATAATAAACTGATTTCACATCGGCAAAATTCTTACCAGAATTCATCTTGATGTCAAAGAGATATAGGTGATATTCGTCGTTATTATCTCCAGGCAATAGAGATCTCATTCTTGCATAGCCAATAATACTGCCAGAAGGAGCAGTGATGGCATTGGTTCCGTTACTGATAGTTGAGATATAAGACTTGGCCGTATCGTAGAGAGCTACTGTATCGCCATAGTTAAATCTAAACACACCACCAAGATTGTTAATTTTAATGAATGATCCATAAGCAATCCTTGATGTTGCTGCTGGAAGATTTATTGTATTCTTGCCCTTTTCTACATCAACAGTGAAGTTTCCTGTTGTAGATATTCTATATCCCTTGATATATGCTGTACCTGGGTCAACAACTACTTGAAATGTATTAGCAGTATCTGCAAAAACATTATCATCCTTTGGCATAACCAAGAATTGGTTGATGACATAATTCCCGCTTTCTTCATAAGTTCTTTTCGCCATTTCATCGCCAACAACGTTATAAACTGTTTGGGTTCTTTGGCGGAATGGAACTCCTTCCGAAAATTCAATAATTGGAAGGAAGTCGGTATTTGATTGGGCTTCAGATGGTGAAAGAACAATGAGTTGTGGGTTGAGCTGAAGTCTATCAGCGCCTGGAGCAAACTGGTTTCTGGTACCTGATGCGTTATCAAACAGAGAACTGTCTTGGCTAGATGTTACGATTAGTTCTTGGGTGTCAAACCCAACAACAGAATTAAATCCAGTGTTGGAATATTTTTCAACAACAACTGTTTGTTCTTCAACTCTAGAAAAATATCCTTTCTGATAAACCACACCTTGGGAGACCTTAACTCCGTACCCAGTACCAACAGGAATAACTGCGTTTTCTGCAACCCGTATAACAGCTTTATAATTTAGTGCAGTAACGTTGGCCTGGTTAATCTGGTTGTTTGTAATTGATGTACCGCCAGATGTAATTGAGATAGCAACATGTGGGCGGACATAATACCCTCTTCCAAGATTCACTTCCTGGATTGAAGTAAGTTTTCCCAGAGCATCTGTCACCAAAGTAGCTTCAGCACCTGATCCAACAATGGCGATTACATTTGCGTAATTACCAACATTGGACAGGTTTGTGATGGTATCTCCAGGATTGATAGTCCAAAGAATACTGTTTGCTGTTTTTAGATTGTTAGCAACAGGTTTAACTCTTAGAATAAGCGCCTGGCTATTTGAGGTAGAATCGACCTCGATAATTTCAAGATTTGCTACATTATTAGTGATGATGTGGGTGTTTGTGAAAGCTCCAGCTGGGAATGTGGCACCGCCTGTTGAGTTTTGAATAGCAATAGCTGGAACGACAACAACTGTGTCGTTATTAGAAAATCCGCTAGAACCATCAACAATATCATAGTTGAAGATTGGATATGCTTTATCGTATACAGTTAGGTTTTGGTTGGCAGTAAATTGAAAAGTATTTCCATTATTTCCTGAATTGGTATATTTTACATAAAGAGTTTTAAGATCTGGATTTGTTGATTCGAATCCATCCTTTGTGGTAACGACAAGAGCTTCTAGATTGGCAGAGTTCCTTACATACATTCCCTCATAAGTAGAAACATTAACAGGAGTGTCATCCGTTTCTTTATCTTTAATTTTCACATAAGGAAAGACAGGAAAATACGATAATCCACAACCCTCAACGATTGTTCCTCTTTTTAAAACGTTATCACCGAACTGCTCGATCTGATCTTGGAGCAATGTTTGGAGTTGGTTGAGTTCTCTTACCTGAACAGAAACGCCAGGTTTAAAAAGAATTTTTCTGTAACCCTTTTGACGATCAAAGTCATCAAAATAGGGAGAAACGTTAAAGTCTGTACCTAATGGCATCTATTGCTCCAAGATTATTTCTTTTATTTATAATGGAGATAAGAAAGCATTGGATGATTTAAAAATCCAGAATGATCTTAACTATCTCTGATTTATTTGATGCTCTTGATATCGGAATATTGTTTTCTCTAAATAAGATTTTTCCACTGTCTCTTACAAAATCTCCAGGATAAATTGCAGACACATTTGTCAGAATACCATCACTGTTTTCTCCAACAACTGGATTGTTGCCAGTTATGAAGACGCCTTTTCTATTGGTAATATAAGCCAAATCATTACCCGAACCAGCAATTACCTCAATGTGGTGAAGAGTGCCGCTTGCATTAAAATATGATACTAAATTTTCTTGTACAATACTTTCATCATTTCGAAAGTTATCAGCTCCCAGAGTTCCAAGAAGTTTTGTTAGTTGAACCATGACACCAAATCCATTTGGATTTCTATCATTTAACTCAATTGCATTAAAAATTGAGTTTGATGTTCTGATAGTTCCTGTGGCTCCTGTTGATAGTCCAACAATTTTTTTACCTTCTTGGAATATACCTTGTACGTTAGAAAGCGTTATCTGTCCTGTTGATACTGAGGTTACGACACCAGTAGCACCCAATTCAAGTTTTGAAACTCTGGCATTTGTGTTAGAGAACAATGCGTTGCTTGAGGTTACAATTTGATAATCAAAAGGAACGTTTGAAACTGTGTTAATCCAGTTATTTGATCCAGTTTGAACAAGGACATAATCACCAGCAACAAACGAATCAGTAAAAAAAGTTACTTCTGGGTTTGCCAAAGTGGAAGTTAGAACAGCGTTAGATCCGCCTGAAACGGTTACTGTTGGGGCGTTCTCATATGTTGTCCCCTGATTTGTAACAGTTACAGAAGTAATTGTTCCTGAACCGTTGTTGATAAAGGTAGCAGTTGCTGTTGTCCCACCACCCTCAGGAGCCGTAATTACCAAACTATTGTTGGATGTCGAGTCATAGTTGATACCACCATTTGCAATTGCAATTGTTGTTGAGATTTTTCCACCATCAGTTTTTGTAATGGTATTTGCTGTCGTAGATACAGTTACGTTTCCAGCCAATTTGATATTTTTAAATTGTCTTACGGTTTCTCCAACTCTAAAAGTTCCGACAGCTGTGGCTGTTGAGAAGAACAAATCAACATTGGTCAGCTTAGGGTTAGAAATAATACCTATCTGTCTAAAATCATTATTGGTAGAGATAACACCTGCTTCGGTGTTTGAGAACTTAGTGAAAACACAAATTTTGTTAGCAAATAGTTCTTGATATGGATCTGAACCGTGACCACCTTGTGGTGATATCATTGGGCTTAATTCCGCCGCAATAAAGTTATCTGAAGAAGTAATGGTAGAAGACATCTGTATGAGTCCACCATCAGAATTATATTGGATATATAGTGGTGAAATACCAACAAATGCCTGGCCGTTTCTATAACCTCTTCCGATATTCAACATTTCGATTCGTGAAACCGAGTTTGAAGTATTTGGGTCAATAATAGCAATACCCTCAGCCGCTGTTTCGTTTCCGTCTCCAAAAACATAAACATAAGGATATACTTCATAGCTATCCCCAGCTACTGGAGCTATACTAAACTCCGAATCTAGTTCAAAGATCTTTGGGGTTCCCCCCGTTTCATAAGAATTAATTCTTTTATATTGGTCGACTCCACCGCCAGAAGTGATACGCATAACACAGCCAGCATAGAAATTGGTTGTGGAAGAGGCGCTTGATGGTGCTCCGTAAGAAGTTGTAGAACCACCAACTTTAATATCCGAAGATTGAAAAACTCCGTTTAAAATGTAGTTATTATACCCTCTTCCAGCATCGTCGATCTTGATTGTTTCAATTGTTCCTGGAATAGCTGCAGAAATAACTGTTGAGTTAGCAGTAACTGGAACATATGCTGATGTTGAAAATTTATTCCAATCTGCGTCGGATATAGTATACATATACTTCCAGATATAGTTGTCACCTGTGATAATAGCTTGAAGATCTGCATTTGACCCAACCCTTGTTGGGGCCACAGTAGAATTCGCTCCTCCTGCATTATCGAGGCATTTGAATACATTGTATTCAGAACCAAAAGGATTAGTAACAACATAGAAATCTTTCTCATAAAGAGAAGTATCTCTATGATCAAACATATCATATACGGTGTTTGCTGTCCACATCACCTTTGGAATCATATGAACCATGTTTGTTGCAGAAACTCGTTTCGAGAATATCATATTATCATATACATCATACAGACTCTCTTTAACAGAATCTAGAGAATCTGGAGCAACAGAATCGTCTCCTGTATATGGTGTGTGTTTGGCTACATATACAAACAATTCATTATTAGATGAAATGAATTGTTTAGCGTTCTCGACGCTAAATTGTTTTGTTACGAGTTTTTTGCTGGTTGCCATATGTTTGTCTCTTTATTATGATATACCAAACATATTTATATAATAATTACCAGGCTTTGCAACTCCAATATCTTGCTTTCCATTTTGGTCCTGGATTATCACAATTATGTCTAGCTCTGAACGATTTTCTTCTTCCTGGAATATGTTTCTTAATGGTCATATTCTTATCACCAAAGTTAACTTTAACAACTTTTCCATTTGGCCCCATAACATATACTTTAGACTTCTTTACATCACCCGCAGATGGTTTGTTAAGGGTAACAGTCTTTCCCTGATGCTCGGCTTCATCTAGAGATAACTTAATCCTATCTAACAATTTAGACATCATTACTTCCTTAAATCTGAATCTGCAGTATGATAGGTTTTGCCTTTATTTATATATGAATTAACTCGAGCATGACCCCATTGTTGTGGTGTTGTTCCAGGCCTATGACCAGACTTCCAAGCTGCCATCCCTCTTCTGAAAATCGTTTTAAGAGTGGAAAGAGAGATACCAGTTTTTTTAGCCTTTGCAGATAAAGAAAGTTTAGATTCTTCCCCCATCATAAGAGCTCTAACCGCCTTTGTGTGTTTGCTGAGTTTCGTTTTAGCGCCTATGTCTCCAGGGGCTGGTTCATATGCTTCTGGATCAGAATCGGATCTATTTCTCATTCTTCTGAAATGGGCTTCTCTTTTTTCTTTTTCTTCTGGACTTAATCCAGCCCCATACTTCAACGGAAGACCAGTTTCGTCTTTCGCAACACTTTGCATCTCTAGTATGCATTCTTTTATTTTTTGTAATTTTGTCATTTTATTTCCAAAAAAGATTGACTAGTGTTTTAAGTTTGGGTATAATATAGATGTCTCTATGAATGAATGGTACAATTAACCCAATTCTACATATCTTGAATTAAACTGATTAATTACATCACCGTCGATACCGTATTTCGAGCTCTTGCGACCGTCAATCTTTGTTTCGGTGTCATTATAATGTTGAGCAGCGAGAAGTTGGGCAATTTTAAGATGATTCTGTGCCTTTTTGTGGTTGCCTCTATTATGCGCTTTAGAATGTGCCTTAAGATGCTTCCAAAACTCAATTTCATCGGTTCCGAGGTTCATATTATCAGAAGAATTTTCTTTAAGAATTTCTTTAATTTGGGCGCGTAATCCAGACATTTATTTCTCCAGCAGATATTTTTTGTTTATTTATAATTTATTCTTAGGCGACAGTTAATGTTGCTGCAACACCAGCAAGGGCGAATGATCCTGTGTCTGCAGTGAGGGTGAGGTAAACACCACTAATACTTGATTCTGTTAGTGTAGCCTCTATGTTTCCTTCCGTTTCAATCTTTACAGAACCAAAGAACTTGGTTCCTGCAGTATGCATTACCTTTTTGAACATATCAGAATACTTGTCAACGGAAAGCTTCGTGAAAACCTCATAAGAGTATTCTTGGTAATAATCGCCATCTTGGATACAGAATTCGTCGCTGAGGAATCCTTTTGAGGATCTGTAGTATCCCTTACCCAAACCAACTCCACCCAAGACTGTTTTGAGCGTCCCTGCTCTTAAACCATCTTCTGAAACGAATTGGATAATTTCGTTATTTGTGTAACCATAACCCGAATCAACGATTTCAAGAGACGCAACCTGTCCCTCTGCGGTAATAACGTCTGCATCAATGTCGGCGTTTAAACCAATCTGGTATGTATTAGATATTGGAGAAATGCGAGAAATATTAGCTGTCGCTCCCGTCGACTCTCCTCGAATAACTAGAGAACTATCCCAAAGATCATTAAGCTGGATTCTCTTAACGGTGATATTTGAGCTATTGGATTTCCTGACAATACCCTCTGCTACAGTTATAACCTGCTGGAGATTACTAGCCAAGATTGTTGTGTTGCCAGTTGCCCCAACGTTAACAAGATAATTTCCAACTGCAATAGTTCCAGAAACATCCTTTACGGTGATGAAGAGATTCGAACTGGCAATATATGTCGACGTAACCAATGCTGTTCCACCAGCATTTGATGTTATTAATTCTCCTACTGTGATTGGAGTATCAAGCGTCCATTCAAAATAGTGACCGCCTGTTGTGATAGAATTTCCTGCAATCGAAGAAATATTAATTGTACTTCCGTTAACACTCGAAGTAAGTTTGAATCCTGATGTATTTGCGTCTTTTATATAATATGTTGTGGCGCCCGTCAGTCCAGTAAGAGCAGTGTTTCCTGGATTAAGTTGATATGTCACCCTATATGCGTTTGGCAAATCGTTATGATATACGAACAGATTGTGGCCATTTGCTGCGGTATTGTATTGAACTAAAGTGTGGCCAGATTCGGTTGGTCCAGCTGTTAATGTAATAAAACTTCCGCCAACAGTTGACGACAATCTTAATGCCGATGAGTTTGAATTTACAACGTAATATGTGGTATTATTAGAGATACCAAGAACAGGAGTGTTTGCTGTATCCGCAACGTATCTAACAAGCGCATTGTCGGCAAATGGATTTGATGCAATAAAGATATAACTGTTGCTAATAGTATTTGGGCTGAAAGAATAAGTATTTGGTTGGGTAAGAACAGCCAATACGCTATTATTGGTTGTGTTTGCGAGAACAACACCAGTGCTGTTAACTGATTTTACTCTCCAGACAGTATTATTTGCAAGAACAGCAGCGTTTGAGCCTTCGGTAAAATAACGAACCAGATCTCCAACAACTGCGTTTGTTGTTAATGTGATAAACCCTTCGCTTGGCTTAAGATCGTAAGAAGCGTTAAATATCTGTCTTTCAGAAACAGCGTAGATGAAATCATCGGTATTAGATACGTCACCACCGTCTCCAGCCACAAATACGTATTTACCAGAAGATTGAGGAAGAGTTTCGAAAACTCCCCAAGAAACCTGATACGTATATACTGAAGTGTTTGGTAGTGTTTGAGAAACCTTTTCACCAACGGCAAATGAAGTTGATGTGTTACTAATATCTATCGAATAGTCATGATAATTTAAAGCCTGTATGTTTTTGTTTATAATGAGCACTTCAGGATCAATGTTATAATCTGAACCACCATCTTCTGCTGAAATTGATGCAACAGTTCCAATATTACCAACCTCGTATGTTAGAAGGTCATTGATAATAAAAGACAAAGAACCAATAGGGTTTTTCTTAAACCCCAATGATCTTGTTCTTAACAAAAGATCTTTCATGGGAAGAACGACGTCAAAGCTATCATTTGAAGTATAATTTGTAGCAGATACAATCTGTGACTGAATTAATGAATTGGAAGCTAAACTTACGTTTGATATGACCCCAGCAGATGTTGCAGAAAACGGTCTTTCTCCACCAGAAGTAGGGGCTTGCGCAGCAGGCCATATATCGACAATCGTCATTACGTTTCCGGAAGAATTTGCAACTCTTCCATACATTTCTACAACCAATTTGTGACCGCTCTCGTTTACTGCATTATTACCAAAGTTCGGAACATTTGTGCTGTTAACAGTTAATCCGTTTTCGGGCATATAAATTGTCATTGATGACGCATCAATGACATTACACATATACCACTGGCCGTTGCTCAATCCAGATAGTTCGGTATTTCCAGGAGAAACGAGATATGTAACCAAAGTACCATTAACAAATCTGTTTGTTGTTGTACATGTCCACACACCTGTTGTAAGATTTAGATTCGATGTAACGTTAATACCGTCAATTAAACCACGAGTTTGTGTTACAATATCTCCAGATTTAAACCCAGTAGAAGAAGCATTAGGATTGAGGGTGGTTATCCTTGCCCATCCTGCATTCTTTCTTCTGTTTCCTGTGTTTGCAGCAAGAAAGTCAGTGTTGACGATTACTGATTCTGTATCACCTATTTCACTAACTGCGAATGAGGCTCCTGAACCATCAGAAATTCTTTCAACAGAAAATGTAGTATTAGAAAGGCTGGCAACCCAAAATGCATTTGCAGACTCTACGAAATCGCCGCCTGTGATGGTCTGGGAATATGTAAAAACACCATCAGAGGCTCTATCAACAGTTTCGATGGGGGCGTTTGGATTCCAATTTCCTCTTAGTTGAAATACGCTTACGTTTGCAGTATTTGCATCAACCGAGGAAATAAGGGTAGAAGCAGAGGAAATAGTATTTGTGGTTGTTCCGTACTGGTAAATGTATCTTGATGTTAGATAACTTGATGGGGTGTTTGCTTCAGAAACATTTAACTTTTTAAGAGACTTATTGATTTCATAGATACCAAGTCTTGCTGAAACGTTAGTGATGGTTGTGTTTCCTAAACTCGCTCCGTTCGAAAACTGACCATTTAATGCTGTTACAGAAATGGTGTTTCCCGCAACGTTGGTGACAACACCATATGCATCATTATTAGAATATACTGTATTGTTAAGAAAAAACTCTGAACCGTTTAATACAGTTAGATCATAATGTCTGGGATAATTCATCAGCTTTCCGCTGATTGATACATCTTCGAGTGCCGAAACAGTAAATGTTGTCGTATTTGAGTTTAGATAATATGTTCCTGTTGTAAATGGACCCGATCTATAAGAAACGACTGCTGTTCCGTTGGAAGAACCAACGTCCTGGTCAATTGAAAGAACGACTCCATTTGCAATATTATTTGAGCCATTGTATGTTCTTAGAACATCACCCGTTTGAAGCTGGTTTGCTAAGCCTGAAAAGGTTATCTGAACCATCGGCTGGATAATTGTATCCATCAATGCGAAGTTGTTACCAACAATATTGTTTGCTACCAGTACTTTCTCAGAAACAATTGACTCTGAGTTTAGTGAATAACCCCACCCGCCATCTAGAAGAATAAAGTCGACAATACCTGTGTCTTCTCCAATTGATGTGACTCTGGCAAGCCCACCAACCCCACGAGAAGAATCGGTGAAGGAAACGGTATCACCAACAGCAAATTGATTTCCCCTGTCAATAATTGTTACTGACTTGATAGATCCAATAACCCTTGCTGACTTGGTTGTGTATCTTGATACACCTGAAGTAACAGTTCCAATATCCTCACCTTTAATAAATTCACCAACAAGGTTAGAAATATAGATCAGGTTTACGTATCCAACACCTGCTCTTCTTCTGATATATTTTTCTACGAATGCAGTAGCACCAGAAACGGATCCGATGATTTGTTTTCCAATGTAATTGATATTCTCGGTGCTGTATGTTATCTCTAGGTAATATGGCGTCTCCCAGTCACCATCTGAAAGCTTGAATAGTCTCTCAGAGGGATATTGAACTTCAGCATCAACACCATAAACAAGCTTGAAGAAAAGGTCGATAGATCTTTCTGTGCCTTTTGTGCGATATAGATCGGTGGCGTTCTTGATTAGAAGTTTCTTGTTAGACTCAGTATTAAACTGGATGTTCTTAAGATACTTTTCTTTGAAATATAGAATGAACAGATCAATTGTTTTATCAACATCAGCCCACTCTAATAGATGTCTTGTTTTATACATCGTGGTTTCGGGTAGTTCGAGCCACTCATAATATGCTTTCATGAATGCAATGAAATTCTGTCCCTCTTCTCTGTAGAATTCAGGGAACTGATTTTCAACATATTGTGAGATTTTATAGTTGTTCATTATTCTCTTACTTGCTCAATACTGAGGTCAACGTCCGATTCAAGAATATTTAGTATGACGTTTTTGTAAGACTCGATATCTTTGTTTTTGGTTCTTGCATAGATCTTTAGGTAGTTTCCATCATAAGAAGAAATCCTAAATGACTTAATTTCAAGTTTACCTGAAGCATAGTCAACAGTTCCGATATTGGTAACTAATCTATGGTTTCCAGATGATGTGGTGATAATTCTAAGTATCCCGTTGCCATCATCTTCAATATTACACCGAACACCATTATAGGTGAATGTACTGCTGGTGATTGTGTGTTTATCTCCATTTGGATGGTCAACAGCAGATATAGGCAAATCATCAGCCAGTTCTGTTTTAAAATCAACTGATATTTTCTGTGTTATGTTCAATGAGGGAGTTAGGTATTTGGCCAACTCAACATCAGTTTGGTTTGAGATAATTGACTGGTCGGTAGAGTCAATTGATGAAATAAATTTAGAATATCTAAAAACTCTACCAAATTTGTTAAGGTTTGTTGATGAGAAATTAATGATAGAAGCTAATAACAAAGTCCTCATATCTTCTGGGCTTAACCCTGTTCTGTTGATATTATACTTAATCGCAGAATTAACATAAAGATATGTGTAGTCTGGCGAGACAAAAACGGGTTCCATTGATACGGTAGATCTGGATCTTAAGAATTGTTTATATTGTTCTTCTTTAATTTTGGGAAGCCCATCAACATCATTAAGATCAATTGACAAGAAAACTTTTCCATATTGTGGGGGATTTGCTTCTTCGCCACCGTAAGCTGCCACGGCATTAATTTCAGGATAATAAAGTTTAAGAAGGTTCTCATAATCTTCTGCTGTCACGGCTCTTTCCTGAGCCGAGAATGATCTTGGGGCATTGAATTTGATTGACTCGATTGACTCGTTTTCGGCGCCACCTGAAGAAACAGACAGGGTGGTGATGGAAACGTTAGCTTCCCCGTCAATTGGTTCTGCGATTCTAAATATTCTGCATCCGTTCGGAGCAACTCCGCCAGATAATCTATATTCGATGATAACCCCAGAATCGTTTTTGGGTTTTTTACCTAAAACGCCATCGCCAAAAAGAATTTCGTATTTCTCGTTTATTCCCGCCTGTACGAAATAAACCTTACTTGTGTCATCAAGATCAAGCAGTGATGTTGCTCTTGTATATTCATCAACAACCGATGCGTTGTCTTCCAACACAACAACTTTGAGAGACTCAATATCTACGTTCTTGTTTTCGATTGTATATCTGTTTTCGATTCTATCGGAATAGACATATTTCTCTGAGATATAATCACCTTCATATACGGTGATTTCACCAATGAAAGTATTGTTGCTTGATGTTAATACAATATTCTGATCGGTGGTGAACAGATAAGTGTTAGAACCGATTCTGCTGGTAAATCCTGTTCCTTTCAGTAGGGTGATGTTTCTCTTCGTAGAATCACTAGAATTAATAGTAATTTCAAGATCAGCACTGGAAGAACGGTATGATCTGGGAAGATAGTTCAGCTGTTTTGCGTGGCTGATAACCGAATCTCTAAGTTGCGCCGAATCAAGAAACATCTCGTTTGCTATCATATTAAGATAGAACGAATTGTTGTATGTGTTATAAGCTAGAATGTCCAGCAAAACTGAGATATTGCTAGCCTCAAAGTCATAATCTTTAAACTCGGGGGTCGATGCCAAATATGTCTTAAGGCTTTGCTTAAAGCTATCAAAGTCCAGCGAAACAAGTGAAATGCTGTTGTTTGCCATTATCGTACGCGATCCAATTTAATATTAACGTTGAACAAGTCAGAACTACTTATCACTGAAAAGTATATGTCGATATTGTATGCCATTCCACTATCAATGACACTGACATCGATATTTCTAAGGACAATTCGTTTTTCATACTGTTCAATCGTATCTGTGATTATTGTGTGTAGTTTATCTCTTACCATTTCGGTAGCAGGTTCGAACAGCAGATTTCTTATACCAGAACCTAGATTGGGTTTATAGAATCTTTCGCCATTGTTTGTTAGGATTAGATTTCGCAGCGATCTTCTTACAGCCTCAACATCTGTTTTTGTAATAAGTTTTCCAGTATTTGGATGGGCATTAAAGTTCGACATAAAATCGGAATAAATCGGCCCGATAGGATTTACCCTTGTGGTCTTATCTGATCTATCGGCCATCTATCCCTCTTAATTTTTGAAAATTCTATCGTATTCAGATATGATGTATTCTTTATTTATAGAAGATGTTCGAACACTTTCTGAGAAAGCTTCTGCCGATGATGTATCTATATTGATTGAATTGGGAATAGTATTGTTGATAAGTTCAGCAGCTGATTTTACTTTTTCTAGAGCAGGACCAATAAGATCATCGACTTTATAATTAATTTTCTGTTTGATTGATTGTGTTAAAGCTTCCGGAGCCTGCGCGAAACATTCGGGTAATCTTGACGAAGCTTCTTCAATAGCTGATACTAGATCTCCAAGAGCCTCAGCATATTCAATTATCTGCTTTGCTTGATCAATAGAACCCTGAAGCTGTGTTAATGCCTGTTTAGAAATTGAATCTTTGAACATCTTGATGACATCGTCGATTGATGTTGGTAGTGTTGCTAATGGCGAAAACAAATTGCTGAGATTATCACTTGTTTTTATGGTTTCTTCTAATAATTTAATTTGCTTATTAATGGCAACTTCAATATCAAGAAGTATTGACTGGCAATCAGATGCAGTTCTGATACGATTTTCTATGCTTTTAATTGATTCTATATTAATTGTCATTATCCACCTATAATACTTTCTACAAATCCACCTCTAACGGTAATCGTTCTACCCAAAACATCAACTATTACTCCATCAGCGCCACTACTAGAAATTACAGGACCCTTAGTAATAACCGATTTAGTAACTGTTACTTCACCATCAAGTATAATGCTCTTGGCCTTGATGGTTGCATTCTGTTTACAGTTTATGGTTGCGTTTCCATAGACGTCAATTTGTTTGTCAGATAGAACAACTTCATAACTGTTCTTTGTCGATTTTATGATAACGTCTCCGTTATCCACAATCTCTACATATGTTCCAGATTTATGTTTAACAAGAATTCTCTCAGAACTGGGAGTATCGTCTAACTCAATGATATGATTGATGACATCAGGCGTTTCTTTGGCTGAAGTTGTGATGACTTTATTGTTATTATAACTTGGATTTCTTTTTTGATCAATGCCAATTCTTCTTTCTTCAGCAGTAAGAGTTCTTGGAATGTCGTCTCCAGAGGCAAGCTTGCTTATTCCTTGGCCCGATGGTTTATCCTGGTTTAATGCCCCAAGTATGATTGGTAGGTTTTTATATGACCCATCAAGAAACACACCAAATACTGTGGTGTTTACATTTAACCAGTTTGGAGTAACGCCAATACCCTTTTCAGCGGGGCTTGTTGATGGAACCATGATAGATGCCCAAAGTAGATCGTCTTGAAAAGGATCTAATCCTTGATCCCCAGTGATCTTAATCTGAACTTTGCCGAAATTCTCGTAAACCCCATCAATGTTAATGACGGTTCCAATAAATCCAATTAGGTTTTCAACCAACATTAGTAAAATCCTGCTTTGATCATCTCACACGACTGCTTATAATAAAGATCAGATGGACTGATGATGTGTCGTATCTTAGCGAACAAATATATTCCGCTGGAAATCTCGTTAGTCTCGTATGCTGTTCCGCCGTTAATCTTTGGAATATTTAATTGGGCGGCGTTTCCAACAGTTATTCTGCTGTCTCCGTTTATCTCCATTCGGATGATGTTGGAAGAAAGCTTGGTCATGTAAGCTCTGGCCAACAATTCCTTCTTGATTCTAAGAAGATCGTTTTCACTATTTATCGGAGCAACGATAAGGTTGTTTGTCTCATCGCCTTTCTGATAAACAGCCTGTGTAATAGATTTCTCATAGCTGACGCTTCTTACCGATATCTTGAAGTCGTTTTTCTCATCGTCATAAACGAATTCATAGTGCTGGCCTGTGTTGATATCATAAGCAATAATCTTAGATTTAAAACCACCGAACTGAATTGTATCAATAAGAGATTGAAGTTTTGATTTTTCTAGAACTTCGATCTTTCTCCAGGAACTTTTGGTAACGTCGTTTGGCTCTGTAATATCATAATAGAATACCATATCTCCACTGGTGATGTTTGGATTCTTTGCTGCCTTGTCTAGAATTTCTTCTAGTGTTATGAAGTTATATCCATCTTGATTCTCAAAGAACATATATGTGCTTGAGGTATATGATCTTGATACCGATCTTTTCTTGATGGCGTCAATAGCCTGAAATGGATAAAGGCTCGAACAGTTCATTGTGTCGAGAGCGCCTGTCTTGGAGAAATAGAATTTCTTGTTTGTTCTGATTTTGTTCTTCAGAATGTCATTTATCATGTTTTCTGGGGAAGTTTTATTGTATATTTCACCCACTCTTAGTCCAACCGCCCTTTTAGACTCCTCAGAGAACATGGTAATGAAGTATATCTGTGTTCTTGTTCCTGGTATAGCTGAACTGACACCGTCTATGATAAAATTCATTTCAGTATAGTCGATATCCTCAAAGGTTTTATATTTGATTTTAACTTTAGATCCTGCCAAAATATCATAATCAATTAGAGGTCTTGAGTCGTCGAGAGCAGCTGTAGCAGATATACAAGGTTCAAAAATAGACTCATAGATATTTAATTGTGTTGTAAACGGAATAAGGTCTATTGGTGGTTTGTTCTGATTTGCATAGATCAGTTCGAACACCTCAATATGCAGTGAACCCTTATTCTTAACCTGAATTGGTTTGATGGTCATTATTGTTCCAGAAGTTTATCAAGATTAGAGTAAACTGAAGAAATGCCCTGTGTTCTGAGGATCTTTACGTTTCTCTTGATCTCATTCAATTCTCTCTCATAGTCAAAATACGTCAGAGGACTCCAGAAACGACTTTCTTCTGCTGTGATGTTGTCTTCGGTGTGTGGTAATTCAATGACCGTTGCTGTATATGCATCAGAAGAACCGTATCTATTAATGACGTTTCCGCCTGTGGTTACGAACTCTCCAGTGATATTCTTGACGGTGATCTTAGAATCTGTTGCATTTACATCAACGATCTCAGCTGAAGCTACCTGATTGCCCGAAACAAACTGAAACACTAGAGTTCCAACAGCAAGATCCTCAACTGAGTCGACTGTCAATATTCTGAGCTTGTTTGTGGTCTTTTTCCAATCTTTTTTGTGTCTCTCGTACCCTAGAATTCTGTTGGCATAATCGATTCGTGCGGTGTAATATTTCTTTACATTCTTGGAAGCAGCTTCGTATTGTTCTATTGTCAGTGTATCATCGGGGTAATTATTCCAGTTGTTGATGTAAAATGCAATCCTTTGTTGGGAAATTGTCAGATCACCATATTTTGTGACGATCATATTATGGAACGAATTGTTATCTAGATAGACATCATAAGGATCGATAATATCGTTTCCAATAAAATACAACCAATCAAAATATGGCGAATCGTAATAGGAATCGGCGATTAAGTCTGCTCGCTGTGACATATGATCAGGAAGAATTACCTGGACAAAGTTCTCTGGCGTTTCTTTGGTCTTCTCATCAAGAACAACTCTCGCGAAGATGTTTCTAACGTTGTTGTTAGAGTATTGAATAACTGGAAACCTATCGAAAAACTGTTTTGTCATCTATTAGCCTGTATTAGTAGCTGTATTGCTAATGCTGTCTATTTTAGTTTGCTCAACGCCTTGATTAGTATTCTCTTTATTGATATCAGTTTCAAAAATATTCAAATCAATAAAATCACCTTCTCTACCGAAATCTTCACCCGTAAATAGCTCAATTTCAGTAAGATTAAGTGTTAATGAAACAAAGGTTGGAGAGTTTCTTTCAGAGTTAAAGAATGAAAGATTATTTTCAGGTGAATAATTTATTGAGATTGAATCAATCACACAATGTTTTGTTTGGAACATCTCACGGTCAACAGAATTAACAATTTGGGGCGATGCCCAAGGATAAAGTTTTACCTTTACCATATAAGGATAATTAAATAGGTTGTAATCTACATTATTACCGTTTTCAGAAATCTTTGCGTATGTTGGTAGAGAATAAGATTTGATTTTTCTGATAATTTTTCTCAAAGTTTCTGATTCTTGTTCACTATTAGGCGCAAAGTTCCAAGAAAATGAGTATGATCTAAATTTTACGCTGTTGAATACAATTGATTTGTTGGGGTTAAGCGCAGCTGCCAATTTTTGAGAGGCAACATTGATAATGGATTGACCTTGTGGGACAGCTTTTCGAATAAAACCAGCCAATGGTCTTATTGCAGTTGCTACTGTCAAATCTTGTTTTTCATTAAAAGAATTTACAACAGCTCCTACGATATCAGCGTCATAAGGTTCATAATCAATATCATGCTTTTCTTCCAGATTTGTTGGAAGAGGAAAGGCTACAGAGTATTCTGTTTTGGTAATTCCAGGAACATTTGGCGATGGTCTTTCATATTTCTTGAAGTCCATTCGCATATAAAACTTGCTCAAATCAGAAGGATATGAAGCTAACGTTCCCACGGTGTCTCCGACCACCCCAGCATCTCTTGGTAACAGTATGTCTTGGTCTCTGACTGGAACGCCATTCGCTTCTGCATTCGCTCTTCTTAGTCTGTCAATTTCTTGTTTGTTGGAAACTGATGTTTGTTGGCGTTTCTCGATTTCAGATGCGGCTTCAGTTAATCCTCTAATTCTTAGAGGATCTGCCAAAATGCTCAACAAAGATAGGGTGCCAAGAGCCAAATTTGTTACTCCATTTGGATTTATATACGTTTGTATTTATAACAAATAAATAAAGAGCACCCCAAAAGAAAGATTGTGATATGAGAACGATGAAGGGTCGATTTAGACCAAACAACCCACAGAAATACAAGGGAAACGTCAGCGACATTATCTATAGATCCAGCTATGAGCTCAAGTTCATGATGTATTGCGACTCAACCCCCAATATCATAGAGTGGTCTTCAGAGGAAACGATCATTCCATACACATCACCAAGAGACAACAGGATACATAGATACTTCGTTGACTTTCTTATTAAAGTAAAAAAAGACAATCTTGTTGAAACTTATTTGATTGAGGTAAAGCCACAAAGCCAACAAAAACCTCCACCGCCTCTTAAGAGCGGTAGGAAACCAACAAAAGCGTACATCAACGAGGTATTTACATGGGGAGTGAATGAAGCTAAGTGGAAAGCAGCCCAGAAGTATTGCGAAATTAAGGGCTGGAAGTTTATGGTAATTGGCGAGAAAGAACTAAATATTAAAACGTAATTGTACAAGAAAGCTAATATGGCCAGAACAATTTTTGACGAAATTATCAGAAGGGGATTGTCGGCAGGACAATATCCAGCCAGAACAGCACAATCAAGGAAGTGGTATAGAGAAACTGCGTCAAAACTATCTAATATCAACGATTTGAGTTTCTTTAAGGGCGATCCCTCTAGGCTCGTCAAGAATCCAATTATCGGCAGTATGTATATGTTTTTCTATGATCCAAAAACAGCTGAAAAGCTTCCGTACTATGATGTCTTTCCTCTCGTGTTTCCATTTAAGAAAACTGTTAATGGATTCTATGGTATCAATCTACACTATCTTCCACCCCAATTAAGAGCAAAGCTGATGGATGGATTATATGAATATGCCAACAACGATAGATATGATGAGACAACCAAATTAAAAATGAACTATTCTCTACTACAGAGGGCGTCAACGCTGAAGTTCTTTAAACCTTGCGTTAAAAGATATCTTAGTAGTCATGTGCAATCAAGTTTCATGTATGTAAGACCAGATGAATGGGATATTTGTCTATTTCTGCCAACGGAAAGATTCGTCAAGCAGAGCAAACAGAATGTCTGGGCCGAAAGCAGAAGAAAGTTAGGAAGCTAAACACATGGTTGATAAGAGCAATCCCCCAAAATTCGAACCCTCTCCATCTGAAGAACAGACAGACACAATTGTGGCGACGGGGAAACCCTTTAGGTTTGGTATCTCAAACTTCAGATCAGAAATAACAAAAAACGGTATTCTACAAAATAACAAATTCGTTTGTTTGTTCGCAATACCAAAAGGATTACAAGAAAAATATAAAATAGCTTCACTTAATAGTGACAGCTACAGGGACAATCTAGACGATATAACTCTCAGATGTGAGACTGTAACAGTTCCAGGCCAGAACTTCTTTACACAAGACGTCAAGAGGTATGGATACGGTCAAATTGAGAAAAAACCATATCTTCCAACATTTAACCCAATGAGAATGGTTTTTCTTGTGGACAGACAAGCTAGCATCATCAAGTTCTTTAATGATTGGGTAAACCTAATTATCCCCCACAACGTAGAAACTCCAACAAAATTTACTGATTTAAGTGATGATGTTGATCAGAGAAGAGCTCTCCAGGATAAGTTGTATCTAGTTGGCTACAAAGATGAATACATTTGCCCAGTGTTAAGAATCAACGTTTATAATGAGTACAACCAGAAGGCTATGGAATGTAAGGTATTTGATTGCTTTCCTCTCACAGTTTCTGATTTCGATACATCCTGGAGTTCCCAGAACGATCCAATACGACTTACTGTCACCATGCAGTTTGTCCATTCAAGTAAAGAGTTTTATGATTCGGAAGAAAATTTAATAAAGGATTAATATTATGTCACTACCCAAAATTTCCCAGCCATTATTTGATATTGAGATTCCCTCAATAGGAAAAACTGCAAACTTCAGACAGTTTCTGGTGAAAGAAGAAAAGATTCTTTTCGTTGCACAACAGACGAGAAGCAGAAAAGAAATTGCCAAGGCTATCAAACAGGTTATCAATAACTGCTGTGTTGATGAGAAATTCAACATAGACTCACTCACCCTTGCTGATATCGAGTATATCTTCGTGCAGCTAAGGGGTATTTCTGTTAATAACATCATTGATCTTCAGTTTATTGACGAGGATGATAAGAAGACCTATAAGTTTGAAGTTGATGTTGCCGATATCAAGATTGTCAAGCCAAAAAAGAAGGTGTCAAATGATATCAAAATTACCGACAAGGTTGGTATCATTCTAGAATACCCAAGCTTTGGTGTTATTGAGCAATATGAAGATGGTATGGACGAATATGATATTCTTATGATGTATCTGAGAAACTCAATCAAGTCGGTCTATGATGAGAACGATGTGTATGATCCAAAAACATATTCACAGGAACAATTAAACGAGTTCATTGAAAACTTCTCACCAAAGGTTTTTGAGAAGATCAAGACTTATTTTAACTCTGCTCCAAAGATGGAGTACGTTATTCAGTATGAAAACTCACAGGGGAAAGAGAAAAAGATCGTTCTCGCGACGTTAGAAGATTTTTTTACATTACTGTAAGTTATGGTGATCTTGGAAATTATTATAAGACGATATTCTCATTAATGCAGCATCATAAATATTCTTTAACAGAAATTGAGAATATGGTGCCTTATGAAAGAGACATCTATGTTGATATGTTGATTGATCATCTCAAGAAACTAGAACAACAAAACCAAGGAAACGCATAAAGATGTTTGGAATAATAAGAGCTGTAGGTAATCTAGGTAAGATAGGAAAGGCTGGTAAAGCCGCTGCTGCTACTAGAGGTGCAGCTGCAGGAACAGCCAGAGGTGCGGCCAGAGGTGGTGGAATTGGAAGAACACTTTTTGGCGCTGGAAGTAGCTTTTTGGGCGGTTTGTTCTCTGGTGCTACTGGAGGTTCTCTGGGTGGCAATTCTCGAAATAATGCAGGAAACGGCGGAACAGCAAGACTTGCTGGTTCAGGAAGTTCTTTTTTTGGAATTTCAAATGCATCTAGCACAAAAATAAATGGTCCATCGCTTAAAGACGATTGTTGCGCCCATTCAATAGCTTTGTTGACATCAATCGACGAGACTCTCAAAAGAAGCCTTTATATTTCACAAAGATTAGCCACACAAAATAGCGAAATGCTTGCCGAGGGTGGCAATCAAAAGATTGCAGGCCTTGGTGGAACAGCTGAAGCTTTGGCTGACAGTTCTGAAAAGATGGGATTCGGCTTAGGAAAAATGATTCTAGAAACTGCAGGATTGTTTATACTCAGTAATGCTGGCAAACTATTAGATCTCGGAAAAAACGCCTTTGATAGCGCATCATCAATTGTTGATGGAATAGCCAAAACAATTGATGACGTAGCCAAATCTCCTCTAATTTCTCCTGTTGTTGAGGGTATAGATACTCTCTTTAAAGGAAATTACCAAGCTAAAACCGAAGAAGGACAAGTTGCGGGTGTTGGTGGAAGTATTTTGGGTGGTGTGCTAGGTGGTGTCGGTGGGGGTATGATGGCAGGTGCTATAGGTGGTTCGGCAGCTGGACCAGTTGGCACACTGGTCGGCGCGATTGGTATGGGGATTTTAGGTGGAATTGTGGGTGAAGATGCTTTCGAAGCACTTGGAGATGTATTCGCAAAGAGCTTTAATAAAAATGTTGATGCCGAAAAGATTGGAAAAGAAACTGGTGATTCTTTTCTTAACAGAACAAGAAATAAGATAGATTTTTTTATGTCATCTGTTGCTCCAGACTATAAGCCAGGAGGAATGACTGCTAGCCCCAAATCGTTGGGAGATCTTATTGCAAAGTATGAATCGGGTGGCGATGCAAATATCTATAATAGATATGACCCAAGTTCTAAGCAATATGTTGCAGTAAGAGGCAAAGAACTTTCATCAATGTCATTAAACGATATTATGAAGGAACAGAGTATGAAGAGTGATGGCAAATCCACCAATATGTTTGCTGTTGGAAAATACCAATACACTCCTGATACTCTTAAAGACATCATTGATAGAATGAAAAAACAGAAACTGATATCTGGAAATGAAAGATTTACTGGAGATCTACAGGATCAAATATTCAATTTCTCTATTATGAATGACAAAAAGTTTGAAAATTTAAGAAAATACTTATCAGGAGATACTTCAGCAAAGAAACCAGCAATGCTTGAGTTAGCTAAAGAATGGAGATCATTGCCCGATCCAAACACGGGCAAAACTTATGGTGATAAGGGGTCAAGATTCAACAGATCTCAAATATCTCTGGAAGACTTTTCAAATATTCTAGATAAAATGCAGCCACCATCAAACGCCACGAATATTAATCCAATCATAACACCAAAAACTGTTACGGGTGAAATTGATCGTGCTGCGTTAATTGAGAAGTATAAGGTTCCAATGGCTGCTCCAAATACCATTGTAATGAACCAGCCTGCACCTGTAGCGAAGAACAACAATATGCCAGCAGTTCCATATCCAGTAGATGGCCCAAGGCTTCCTCTCGCAACGAGTCAGTTTATACCAAAGAACCTGTATGGAATGGGGATGTAAAAAAAGAGGGGCCAAAGCCCCTCTTTTCAGTATTACTCATCTTCCTCAGCGATCCGTTTAAAGAACTCAAGCGAGTCTTCATCCTCATCATCGTCAGCCGCAGCCTGCTTCTTAGGAGCAGAAGCCTTTGACTTAGATTGTGGAGCAGCTTTCTGCTTAGGTGGAGGAGCTTCTTCCTCTTCTTCCTCGCGCTCGTCAGCGACTTTGGTATCACCGAGAACAGTTGAAAGTCGACGCTTAAGCTCATCGTAGGTCTTGAAGTTCTTGGGATCAAGAAGTTCCTGGAGCGAGTGTTGCTTGTTCCAGATTTCCTCAAGTTCCGAGTCATCATCCGAAAGAGCAGCAGTGTCAACGAACTCTGATTTATCGTAGTTACGATAACCTTCGACCTGACGGATCTTCAGCTTGAAGTTTGCACCTTCCCACAGATCAAAGGGATTGAATGCCGTTTCATCTGGAGCAGTGGGATGCATGGCATCGTTGATCTTTTCGAAGATCTTCTTGCCATACTTGTAACGGAAAACCTTGCCTTCGTTATCTGGATTACCTGGGTCTGTTACGACAAAGATGTTCGAGATATAAGAGAGGCGACGCTTTTGTTTACGTGCCTGTTTACGAGGAGGAGCGTCGTCGTCAGTTGTCGAGTTCCAAAGCTTGCTATTGAACTCGGCCAGAGGATCGGGTTGGTTGAGGGTTGATAGTGATTTCTCAATATACCATCCACCTGGACCCTGAAAACCATGATCCCAGATGCGAACAAATGGAAGGTCTTCATCCTTTGGTGCTGGAAGAAAACGAATTACTGCATAACCATTACCAGCCTTATCGACGGTTGGTTCCCAGTAGCTTTCATCTTTCTTGGATCCGCCTTTGTTGATCGACTCGACGGCTTTTGTGAGAGCCTCGAAGTTTGATGAGCTCTTCTTTTTTAGATCTTTAAAATTAACCATATGGTAGTTCCTTATACGATGTGTTACGATGTATGTAAATGTTCCCTTTGGGAGAACGCATTAATCAGATAAAAGATATCTGAAAAATATATTTATCCAACTCAAATTGCTGGGTTATTTGAACTTTTCCCGCAATATAGCTTTGAACTTAGCTCTATCATATACTATAAAGGGTCTATACTTCAAGCACTTTCTTGAATATATTGGCCAAATAATGTTTTCTTTGATGTTCTTGTTCCAGTGGGGGATAAACCCAACAATGTCTGCAAGAATGACAAAGGTTTCGAATGAGATCTTATTTTGCCTGATGAGTTTAAGAAGGTGTGGATGTTGTCCATCCCGTACAATAAAGTTCTGGTTGAAATCAACAAGAAGATTGCTGATGTCATTCTTAAAGATATAGGTGATAGACTCTTTTCTTTTAAGCCAATTGTTATATGTGGTTTCGGCTTTATCAGAAAACAGATCACCAACCCAAGCGATGTTATGATCAATGACATTAGAAACAACCAAACCAACTAGATCTTTCTTCTTGGCCAATTTCTCGAAAAAGAATCTATCTTTTCGTAGTTGGAATTTAGAACTGTCTAGATTGAGCTTTCCGTTGTATTTGAAGAAGTCATAAGAGTCGGAGGTAAAGTGTTGTTTGAGCGATAGAAAGTTTTGATAAGCGTCAAACCCCGTCATCTTAAATCGGAAGCCTTGACGTTTTTGGTAGCATATTGACCGACTCATACTCCAGCTGAAGAAGATTCTTCATCTTGGGGCTGCTCTTGATAAGTTCGGCAACAACTTCAATCTCGGTATTGCTTGTCTTGCAATAGTGAAGAATTGCATCACTGTATGTTGTGTTGCAGTTTTTTGCGATATAATCGATCTTCTCTAGAATAATCTGGGGATCAATCCCCAGTTCTAGTTTAATCGTGTCAAGCTTCTTACTCATATATCACCATATTCTCCTAAAATCAATTTGGCTCCGGAGCTTGGGTTCGAACCAAGGACATCCTGCTTAACAGGCAGGCGCATCTACCACTGAGCTACACCGGAATAAAAATGTTGCGGCTTTTCTGTTTCTAGGATAGCCGCCATCCCAAAGTTTACTACTGGCGAGCCACGTATACTAGTGAGAGAGACTTCTCACGACGATCGCCGATATCGCTTTCGAATAGAACACCAACGTCGCCGAAGCTTACTGGATACATCACTTCTACAGAAGCATTACGAACACGCGCACGAGCATCAGATTTGAACGTATCACCAAACTCATAACCAAGTGTCACTTTTGCATCAGCGACCTTGAACGCTGCAGTTGGTTCAACCGACCAACCGAGGCCAGAGTTCTTACCAAAATCCTGAACAAGATTCACGCGTCCGCTCACAGAAAGAACGCCATCTGTAGCGAGTTCACGCTGAACGCCAAGCTTTACAAAGTGTTGGTTGGAGGAACGAAGACGAGCCTCAACAACTGCTTGGGTGTCATAGAAACCAGTATCTTTCGCATACTCAGCAGCAACGAAAACTGAGTCTCTGGTCTTATCGTTGTCTGTTGAACCGACTGAAACCTTTTGTGCGAAAGCTGGAGAAGAGAATAGAAGAGCCGCAGCTGCAGCGAGAATAAGTGATTTGTTCATATGTTTTACTCTTAATGTTGTTGAAAGATAAGTGTGGCCTATTCTGTTTCTAGGAAGACCACCAACCCACTGCGGTTACGCTGCTAGGCGGAACTCAGATGCAAAGTCGTTATCGTTTGCATTTAGTGTTTTTGTTCGTTTAACGGAGAACATCCGGATAGCCTCAGAACCTATTTACAAACAGTCGAACCTGTGTCGGCCCCATCAAAAGTACACCAAAAACTCCGTGGCATCGAACCTACTTGGTGTACTTTTGGTGGAGCCGTCGGGCACTGCCCCCGAGTGTTGCTTGTTTTAATTTTCCTCAGTTCACTATCATTAAGACTATTTATACCCCATTTACCCTTGCTTGTCAAGCCTTTTTAGTCATGTTCCGAAAGAAATTCTTTTCCTTCAGAAGTTTCCTTTAAGACGCAAATATCAGCTTTCTCGTTAAGCTTAGAAGCCATTTCGTAGGCATCTCCAAAGTTCTTATAACCTTCGGGAGAAACGGCAACGATATTCCCATTACGGGCGATTGTTCTCCAGCGCCATTCGTTGGAATTGTCTTTATACACTTCACAAATAAATTTTGGTGTTGACATACTATTTCACCTTTGAAAAATCAGAGACCTTTTCATATTTAGTTGTTTTTCCATCTTTAAAGGCCACAAGCTTGGATTTGCGATTTAGCCCTGTTCTCTTTAAAGAAACGTGGACCCAACCTGAGTTTACTCCCTTCATGGGATTATAGAACTCTAAGATTAACTGATCGTAATTTAGATTCTTATCAATCCAATCAGCAAGGACCTTGTTTGGAACTCCTTCAATTTCAATATCAACTGCTTCTCCAACCATATGCTGGGAAGTCTTTGATCCTCCAACAGCAGCATTAACTGCAGCGGATCGATAACCCGAGTTGACCTTGACAGGCTTATTGAAATGATCTCTAACTGGCTGGACGATATACCTTACGACATTCTTCAGGTTCTTCGAATGTTCCACGTTTGGTTCATTCGGAATCTTTTTTGCAACTGCCGTCGGTGAGTATGTGAACTCGTCAAAATAGAAGTTCTTTGAAATTAATTCTCTCTTAGCCATGATTTCCACCAGTTATAATAAACAACTGGTCTATTTATATAACTCTTTTGAAGTGATAGTCGGCATCAGTGTCTTTGCCGTTAACATTGAATGGCAAATTTCCGACAAGGGTAAACCCGATTGTCTTGAGATATTCAATTACCGTAGTTGCCTGGGGAGCTCCCATATTATAATCTTTGGTTTGTAGTTCAAGAATCAAATCAGTGCAACTCTCAAGAGTCTTCGTAGCACCCCTAAGAATATCAAGTTCTGAGCCCTGAACGTCCATCTTGATGAGATCGGGCTTTGGTAGATTATACATACTGACAAGAGTGTCCAGAGTAATCGTTTTCTTCTTTACAATATGATTATCTGTAAAGATAGAACTGGCCAGCGATGACAGCGCTGGATTTTCTCTATAAACTGAATTTCCAGAAAACCACTGGAGATTCTGATAGAAGTCTACTTCCTTTAAATCTGTATCACTCAGAACAGCACCAACAATATATTCATCAATACCTTGCGCATCATAGAGAGAAGCAACTTCTGTCATTGCATCAAATGGAATTACCTTGGCATCAGGCCAGATCCTTCTAGCCTGATCGTACCAATGTAGAACGCAGGAACCAATATCGAATATCGTTTTTGGGTTTCTTCCATTCCTTGCCATCAGTTCAAGATATCGGATATGGCCATCAGGCAGTTTTAGTGAGTCATGAATATCTCTAAAGTGGTTTTTCTCAAGGACATCTTGTGGTGGCTTAATTACCTCAAAGGTTTTTGAACCAATATGTCCACAGATAACAGATCTATCACACCAAACGGAAAGGTTTTTGTTGTTTACCTTTCTGCAGAAATCCACATCTTCGCTTAAGGTGTTATTGTGATCAAGGGCAACGTGATATTCGAATTGTGGATATCCAACAATACCAAACACTTCTGTTTTTACGAGAACGCAACCAAATCCACAAGCACCAATTCTGACAAGATCATTATGACCATCAACATAATTCCTGAGATTATAGAGTTCCTCGGGTGGAGTCTTTGCGTAATTTTGGTTATAGATTTCTAGATGTTGTTCTTCATTTCTCTGTCTATAAACTCCGCTTATTACAGGTTTATCATAAGAGACGAGTCTTTCAAGAGTATCAGGAGGGAAAGTGATATCATGATCAACAAAGAATACATGGGAAAACGAGTTTCTCTTCGCCCAATCAGCAATAAGATTTCTTACTTGGTCAACCCTGTATCCATAGAAATACTGGAAGTCAACACTATATCCAATTGGTGTGTTGAGATTATAGATTGACTTGAACGTCTCTGGTTCAATGTATCTTGCTGTGGGAATAGCAATAAGAATCTTTTTCATTTATTTTCCCCCTGAAGGTCCCCTGAGGGATTGGAGATATTGATTGAATATTACATTTTCTTCAAGTAGAGCATCGCCTACCAAAGACTTATCACTTGTGGTTGCTGCAAAAATTGTATCATAGAAGAAATTGTAGATCTGACGAATCTTCCTGTTATTTAATATGTCTTGATAGAAGATAAATTCGTCACCGTAATAGATATTCAATCCATCTAAGATCGGTTTCCAATTGTTCTTATGAAGGAACATCAGCTGTCCAAACCCATGGGTGTTATCACCCATGTTCCACACTTTGAATGAAATAGAACCATCTGTGGTTGGTGGGTGGTTAAACTTTTCTTCACCAGTAACCATACCAATAGTTCCGTTTTGTGGCACAACTAATTCATAGACCTTGTCGAATAGTTTAGGATCAAAAACAATATCATCATTGACAATACAGAGCTTATTGTTTTTTGCAACTGCCACACCAAAGTTCCAGGCAGGATTGACAAAGATGTTTCTTTCTTGTTTGAAAGATCTAATCTTTGGGTTGTTCAGAATATCCCAATCTGGGGTCTTGTTAGTGTCATTATCGATAAGAATAATCTCATCAACTAGAGGATGATTACAGTAATTACCCAAAGCTATCTTTATAAATTCTTTGGCTCTCCACATTGTTGGAATAATAACAGAAAACTTTTCAGGCGTTTCCTCTTTGGTTATATCTGAAGCTGTTTTATTCTGTTCTTCACTGTTGACTTTATAGTCACAAAGAGGATTTGCATCATTGTAACAATAAACCACATCGGGAACGCAGATAACCTTGTCAGGATTAGCTGCCTCGATCATATAATAGAAAACCGAGTTATCTCCTCCTGCTTTATACCATTCTCCATCAGAATTCTTGAATGGAAATGTTCCTGCGCTAAGAACAAAGGAATGCAGCATCTGTGCTTTGAAGGTTCTGAAGTGGGTATAAGGCATACCCCAGTTGAATTTATATTGCCTGTAATTCTTGGTTATCTTGATTTCTTCTGGATACTCTTGTGAGATAAGAGGAATATTGTCAATGACCGACCAGCAAGATCCATAAGTGAATTCTGCCCCATCATTATAAAGGGCGTTATACTTGTCAAAGATTGTGGGATCGTTTACTAACCAATCGTCTCCATCCAGAAGCATGACAACTTGATCTTCATGACAGTGGATATCGTTTACGATTGTCATTACCTGGTTTCTAACAGCACCCTGTCTCTTACTATTCTTTATAAGATAAATCTTATCCTCAATAGATAACGACAGGTTATTGAGGACACCCTCAATAACTTTGACAGTGTTGTCTGTCGAGCAGTCATCAATAATCCACATTTCCCAGTTATCATAATCCTGAGAAGCAACGGACATGATGCATCTCTCAATATATTTCTCGGCATTATATACTGGGGTAACGATAACAAATTGTGTGGTCTCTTTTTGTTTGGGTTCGGTCTTCTCGACCTGATTTACCCAGGTTTTCCCGAAAACCTTTGATACTTTCTTGTTGATCTTGTTGACCTTTCTGTATTCTTTAACAGGAAGGTACTGGCCAAGCTTATTATAGATATGCTGCTTCCACTGAAGGGCAACCGTATCCCACCCACAGATTCCCTTAACTTGATTACAGGAATATGCTTTCTGTTGCTGGAGATATGGGGTTGACATAGCCCACTTGACGAGATTGACAAAGTGCTCAACCTGCTCTTCTTCATTCAGCCAAGGGCATGACCAATTCTTTTCGATGGTGTAGTTGATCTTATAAGAAGAAATATCAAGGGCAGTTTCTTCAAGAGCTCCGTTCTTACATGTGATCGGAGTAACGTTATGGCACAATGCCTCAAGCGTCGAAATGCCGAACGTCTCTGGAAACGCCGATGGATACAGGAAGTATGTTGCGTATCTAAGTATGTCAGAGATTTCTTTTTGAGAGATTACCCCAGTGAAATTGATGTTATGGGGATTATCCTGGACGAGTTTCCTCCAATCAAGTTCCTGCTGATCAGGAGAAGCATTCTCACCAAACCTATAAAACCCACCAATGACCGTAAGCTTGGCCCTTGGTTCGAACTCGACGATCTTTGGCCAGATCTTTGTTACAAGAGGAATCATACCCTTTGTAACAGAGGCATTGTAGACAAAGTGGAATGGGTCTTTCTGTTTAATATCAACCCATTCTGGAATCACACCAACGCCATTACGCGTTTGAAAGATTCTCTTTTTAAGAATCTCGAAGTTTCGTTTTGCCCCATGATTACAAGTCGTGACATAGCTTGTATGCCAATCGCTCAGGGTGAATATCTCGTCAATGTGATTCGTGTTGACCAGATATTCAATCAGATTATCACCTTCACAGAACGTATCGTGCATCATCAGAACCTTGTACTTTGCGTTCTGCATAATGTTGGTGAAGTCTGGGAAAATGAGATTATCGTTGAATTGTGTCTGACAAAAAGGCCTGACAGATCTCAGAGCGATGACAACATCCCAATCGCATCCACTTTGTGGAATTGTTCTTATATGAGAATATTTGACACCATCGAAAACTCCTGGCATGATGTCACCGTCTTCGCAATTATTGAAGACGGTGACATCGAATCCTAGTTTGTGGAGTTCTTTTGATATGTAAGCTGTTGCTGATTCCGATCCACCGAGTCCGCGTTTGTATACGGTTTCTCCGTTATACGGCAATCCAAGCGTATCAATAAAGCAAATTTTCATGAGAGCATCCCGACAGAATCATTGTGTATTATTATTTATTCCATTTCAAATAGTTTCTCCACAACACCCATGAGAGACCCAGCATCGTCAATAAACTTAAGATGGACAACAAACTCAGGAAACTCTGATTGAAACATTTCAAAAAGACTACCCACGCAAACGGAACATCCTCCATCTGCAGTAGCCATAATATCAACAACTTTCTTTGCTTCTTCAAGTGTCATGTTCATCACACAGAGTTTTGATCCAACCACTATTACGAGCAGAGCCAGGCTTTCCGCAAACCTCACAAGTGCATTCTGCCATAATTTCGGCCATTTGAATCAACCCTTCGGTAAACTCGTCGCCGCCATTACAGTAGAAACGAAGCCCACCAAACTTTTCTTTGATTTGTGTAGCCACAAGCTGTTCAATTGGTTGATCAACTGGTTTGGGTTCTCTGGCATTATACGAAGGCCAGTCTTCCCAATTGTTATTTCTGGCGGTTTCCATCTTTTGATTGAACTGAATAGTCCATTCAATATTTCTTTGACGGGAATCAATGTGTTTCTGAATCGCCCGACAAAGATTGTCGATGATCACAAACCACCCATCATTTGCAGATACATCACATGGATACATTACAGTTTCCGAAAAGATTTTCGGATAAGACTTTTTAAGATACTGGGATTTCTCGGGGGACATCAATAATTTCCTTTGTGTTAAGACCAGATTGAGGAAAGCAGACCAACAACCAAACTGAAAGCGAGCAGAGTACCCCAAGCCCACACCCAACTAACAAACACAATTGTCAAAAAAGTTGTGAAAAAGAAAAAGCATGCAACAATTGCAATCGGCCAAACCACAACTAGAATTGTGGCCACAAGCTTTATTACAATATCTCTAAATTCCATAATATAATTCCCGAAAAAGGTTGGTGGACATCAATAATTTCCTTTGTGTATTTCACTGGACCACACCTCGCGCTGTCGCTGAACGTCGGACGGCCAGCCAGTATCGTCGGTGAAAGATCGCTCAATGAATAGAACACGATTGGTAGGTTGCGCGCAGAAACGACCATTACGTAGTGAAAAGAACTTGAACTCCTTGCTCTGCTCTGGCTCTGCGCTATAGGCGTCATTGAGCGGGCACGCTGTGAACAGGTATTCACCTAGATGCTCTGCTTCACCACATCGAACTCGAGCCTCAAGGCCCTGCAAGTAAGTGTAACGCACAAGGCTGAACTCGTTGCCGTAGCAGTCCCAATGCTGGGCCTCTTCCAGCGACCACGGCCAAGCGTCGGCGTCATTTTTGTTGGTGAGCGCGTGCAGTGGTAGGTCCCGAACCACTGCACCGCATTCCAGCATAACATGGCATCCCCAGGCGCGTCCAGCATAGGCACGAAGCCCAAACCATACGCAAGGCTCGGTTCCAGGTTGCCCACCAGATCTCAAAAAACTGCGTTCAACATTACAGTAGATATGTTGAGGCAGGGGACCTGATCCAGTGTATTGTGTCATTAGGCAGCAACCCGCTGTTTGCGCGAGGACATGTCAGGATCATTACCCGCCATTTCAACGGCAATCTTGAGAGCCTCGGACTTCTTGTTACGTCCCCAGCCAAACCAAGCCGAGTTCATACGGTTGTCTGCGTTACGGCCGATCACGTGGTCGACCATGAACGTAGCGGCGTTGAACCCCTGCCACCAGCTACCCTCGGCAAACTTGGCTCCAGGCTGCTGGTCAAGAATGTCGTAGGCAATCTTGGCGTTACGCGAAGGATCCGGTTCAACATCGAGAGCCTTGGCCTTGACACCAGCACCCTTGACACCAAAGACACGGTTAAAGTATTCTTTGGCAGTCTCATCGCTCATGCGCTTCTTAGAAAGAAACTGGGAAGCCTCTTTGTAAGTCTGCAGTTTGTCTTTGGCGATGCCGAGCATTTCCTTGACAACGTCACCGTCGAACTTGGTACGGTGGGAAATCGCCACTCGGTTTTTAGTCTCAGACGAGAGAGCGAGCGAGAGGGTGTTCCAGCAAACAACACGGATGGGAGTGAACTGAACGTCGATCGTCTTACCGTAAAGGTGGGGATTCGAGAGGAGAAGATAAGAGTCAATCCGATCACCCTTGACTGCCTCGAATGATTCCTTCACCTTGGCGAGCGCGAAGACACGGCGACCGTCCATAATCGAACCTGCGGTGTCCATAGTCATATCGCCAGCGGCGATAAAGTCGTTGAAGAACTCGAAAGCGTCTGCGTTCTGCAGAGGGTTCCAGTCATCGCCGACAACGTCGAGAAGGCGACCGTCGGTCTTACGAACAAGGGCGGACTTACCGACAGCAACCTTGGTCGTCTTATTGCCAACCTTGATGTTGGCGTAGGCAGGAACCTTCTCGACTTCCCAGTCAAG